CTCATAAGTATAGTAATATTAAATTAGCTATAGAATTAATTAGATATTATAATAAATATGGATTTTTAAATTCTAGGAATAGTATTAAGTTTATTAATTTGATGTTAAGTAAGAAACGTAGTAAGATAGTTAAGTTACTTAAGTATGAGGATGTAAATACTTTACATCTTTCTAGTTATAAGTCGTTAGTTAATTTAAGAATTATGGTTAAGAATAGATATCTTAAGAAACAAGTAGATTTAAGGCGTATGCGAGAGCAAAATACTTTGTTCTCTAGATTAGTTAGTGGTTTTACTACCACTTATAATAGATTTAGCATTTTAGATGTAGAAGAAGGAGAAGTAGAATGTAGGTTAGATTTAGATGAATTAGAATATAAGTTTACGCCCAAACCTAGACAAAATACTAGGTTTGATGAAAATGAGGCAAATCTTTTGCCTAATGACTTTGTACGACCTATCCCTACAGTTCGAATTAGGGATAGAAGATTGCTTTTAAAATTAAAAGCAATAATACTTAAATATGTCAACCAGCGTCGGAAAAAGGAATTCCGAGAGGACATTCCGATGGAATATTTAGGGGCTAGTAAATTTGAAGATGTACCTCTAGAACCAGTTTATCGTCCGACAACAGTACCTGATGATGACCAACCATGCTGTTCGAAAGATATCCGACCAGAAATGATGGAGCCCGAACAAACAACACAACAACAAGATGCGGGCCCAGTGGTGTTAAATACCATCGAGCAGGTTTCAACGGTAGTACCAGCTGACGTTGTATCAGATAATTTTTGGGTTGAGAATTCAACTTCTGATGCAATCGTAAATTTGCCACATGCTTCGCAGATGGAAATAATGGCACGCCAGTTTGAGTGGTCTAGTGATATGATGCAGGGATACGAAATATTCCAATTAGATTTACCAGGTGAACCGATTTCTGGTAATATGTCACATGCTGCAGCCATGTTATTTGGTCAGTATGCTTATTGGAACGGAGATATGAAAGTTAAAATTCATATTAATACAACACCGTTCCATGTAGGAAAATTAGTGTTCTCTTGGTATTATGCGCAACATTTTGATGCTAATGCCAGTGATCGAGACAATATCGCTAGTGCTATTCAATTACCACACGTATGTTATGATGCTTCTGAAGGAGGCGATGCGGTATTAGAAATACCATATAGAAATTATCGTTCAATGATATGTACAAGAGCCAAACAAGATGATTCGCTCAATTTCTATATGGGAACTTTGACATGCCGTGTTTTTAATCCTTTGACAGCTGATACAAGTACTGTGGTTGATGGCTATATTCATGTTTCCATCCTAAATTCGAAGTTTACAGGTATCTGTCCACGACGCGATGTACAACCAGAAATGATGACAACGAAATCTCTGGTTAAAACAGCAGAAACTGCTTTGCATGTGATAGATGCTTGCGCAAATATGGATAAACCAAACAATCCTGCTGTCCCAATAATGTATACACCACAATTTACGGATAGCTTCAGTACAGGTACAAATGACGTGTCAAATGTTCACGTCCTTAGATTGGATCCTTTAGGTCAGACACAACATCCGTCTGGTTCCACGACATCCCCCGAAACATCATTAAAAGAAATATCAAGAAAATGGGGATATTTGAAGACCTTAACGTGGAGTAAATCGCAAAATAAGAATATGTCTATCTACTCGTTCCCTGTATCGCCGGAATTGCCGTTTGATAAGTACTATCAGACAAGAGTTACTGATAGGGATGGTAAGAATGTGTTTGCGTCTGTGTTGCCACCAGTTTCAGCACTTTGTTGCATCAATGCATATAATCGAGGTAGCTTAGAAGTTAAAATTGAATTTGTAAATAGTCGCTACCATACAGGAGCTTTACTTGCCGCTTTTACACCAGTGCATCTATCTGTTGATTTTAAAGATGCACTACAATCATATAATGCTACATTGGATCTTGGGAATACGAAATCTTATATATTTAAGATTCCGTATATTAATGAAAGACCATATAATCCGAGATATAATACTATGCATAGCAAGAATGTAAAATTGGCACCAATAGGAAGCTTTAATTTATATGTATTGAATCAGTTGAGAGCTGCTGCTGGAGTGAGTGATCACGTTTATGTAAACCTTTATCTGCGAGCAGGTGACGATTTTGAATTTGCAGTGCCCGTGTCACCTTTGTATTCGATAAATTTGGATAAGACTGCTGCTTCCCATAAGAGCGCAATAACACCCACTAATTTTAGTGTTATGGGAATAGCCACATGGAGATATATGAGTCACATTGCTGATAGAGCCGTAGTAATAAAATCAGGCAAAGGCGATGATTCTGTAATGCAGTTTGATAATTTAAAACCATTTGTTGTTTACAAGAGGACATGGAAAAATAACGTAAAGTTGGAATCATCTTTGTTATGTGGTGTTTACCAGAAGGCAGGTGACAAATTTGCGATTTCTCAGCAGGATGTTAGGTGCGATTTGGATTATATTGCTATGATTATTGTAAATAATGATGGCAATAAGTATGCGTATGCAGCACCATTCCCTAATTCTATAGCAGCAAATTCGTATGTACTGGCTCATAAGGCGTTAGTTACAGAACAGAATCCCTACCCGAATTCTCCAACGTTAGTACAGTGGTATAATTATGATACATCTAACGTTGTTTTTTATTGTGCCATAAGACCAAATGCTGATGACAGCTATAGAAATACAATTGGAGGCACGAATGTCAGTGATTATGTATGGACAGAAGATTTCGTAGCGGGTAATATGCCTTATTCTATGGACGAAGTGGAATCGCAGATGGATATAATGTCAGATCCAACAATTTCGACATTAGCAACGACAATGTCTGGCATGAGGATGTTTGGAGAACGTTTTGCAGATGTAAAGGATTATCTGCGTAGGTACCAGTTATATGGTTCGTTTGAGGTTAAAATGACTGCAGGAACTAAAGGTAAAATGTTGAGAATACCTTTGTCATATCTGGCGCTAAATTGTACTGAAGAAATTAATGGTATGACACGAACAATAACACGAGAGGGATTAATACCGTATTTGTTGTCTATGTATCGCTTTGGTCGGGGTGGCATTAGAATGAAGATTATTATTGTAGGTAATAGTAATCAATCGGTGCAACGAGACGATGAAGTATACTATTTGCAACATAAACCGGATGTTCTTCCTCATCGTAGAGATGCAGCTCAATTTGATCTTAAGAAAGACACGCTGCCAGAGTTAGTGTTACAGTCAGGTTATGCATATACTGCATTTAGTTCCACTGTAAATAATACCATTACTGTTGATATACCATGTTATATTCCAACTAACATGTTGATGTTACAAGCGCCGAACTATAACAGAAAGTCTGAAGTTTTGCATTATTTCTTGGGAGTGTTAGATCTTTATCTTCCATTTATTTCAAACAATTCGTCATATAATGTGACAATACATTATGCAATGAGCGACGATTTCCAAGCTTCAGACTTTGTAGGTTTTCCACCAATGACGCCTTTGTACAAGACACAGTTAATTCGGCCTGAGATGGCAGATGAACCAGAAAAGAAGGAACCTGAAGAAACTGGTAAAGAAGTGTTCTCCGGAGACGAAATTGAAGAGGACATTGTTGAAGAGATTGCATCTGCGATTATTGCTGCAGCTCCCGTGATTGAAACACCAAAAGTGGAGCTTAAACCAACACCAAAACCACAAGGACCTACCCAATCTGTACCTGTGGTAGAACAGCCAACAACATCACGGCAAGCAGCAGCCGCGTCAAGACCAGCGCCTGCTCCAACAACTGCACAATCAACACAACAACAGAGTGCAGAAAATGCAACAGAACAAAAGAATTTCTTTGTTCGCATGAAGGATACAACAGCAAAATTCTTTAAGGATAAAGTGGATAACTTTACGAAATCATCAGTTCGTGAAGCATTGGATCTTCCTCCCGTAGAAGATGCGCGTCAAGATACAATTGGTAAAATTATTACTGACGCTATTAAGAAATTTGGAGAGGAACACAAACACGTTATTGTATCGTTTGTATCTCAATTGGCACATTGCATTCAACATCCAACAGTTGGTACATTTGTAACAGCTTTATTAACAATCCTAATGCATCTTGGATTAAATTGTTATTCTCATTTTGAGAGGATAATGGTATGGTTTAGAAACTTATTTACGAAAGACGGCGTTCAGCCAGAATCGGAAGCGAGTGAGACTAAAACGGAAAAATCGCTAGAGGAAAATAAACGTTCCTTCGCCAGGTTACTTGTAGATCTGGGCGCGTCCGCTTTTGGTAAAACAAAGGACTTCGTAAGTGGGTTGCATATGCCTAATTTTTCGGGACAATTATTTACTAACATACGACTTGGAGCTTTAACAGCAAATTCCGTTATTACGTTGGTAAAGAATATTTTTGATGTTGTCCCAAAGATATTTACATGGCTAGGTAAGACCATAAATCCAAAAAGATGGTTAAGATGGCTGTTCTCAAATAAGAAAGACATGATCCAGAAATGGATTTCAGATGTTGAATACTGTATAGAGCCAAATAATTTAACACAAATGAGATCAAATATGTATAATGTGTTAACAATTGAAATGCTCGTAATTGTTGGTAGAGATATCCACTCAAAACTGAATCGACTATCATTACCTGTGTCGAATAGCTATTTCCTCATGCTCATCAAGAAATTGGATAATTTGTATATTGATGTTGCAAAAACAAATTTGACCGCCGGTTCAATTGGTATTGAACCATTCTGTATTTGTCTGCAAGGAGAGTCTCAAGTAGGTAAAACATACGTCACGAAAGATTTGTGCTCTAATATGCTTAAACATATAGGATATAAGACTAATGAAGCTTTATTCTATACTCGACCACCAGGAAGTAAGCATTGGGATGGCGTTGAAAGACAACCTGTGTGTATTTATGATGATTTTCTCCATATTAAAACACCAGATGCGATAGCAGAAACCATTGGCGAATTTTTATTGCTTAAATCCAAAGCAACCTTTTCACCACCTCGCGCAGCAATTGAAGATAAAGGAAAGAAATACAATCCTCTTATCGTTGCTTTAACGATGAATGAAGCGTATCCAGTTTTGAATGAAGTAGCTGAATCTACTGCTTGGATGCGTCGTAGAGATTTCCTTATCGAAGTGAAAATACGCGATGTACACGCCGGTGCAACTGTCGAAGAAATTGATTCGAACATAACAGCTAAGTTCGATCATCTGTGGTTCTTCATTAAGAAGTATAATTATGAACATGGACGAAATGCACATGAATATACTGAACGATCAGTTCCTACAGAGCAGACGATTGATTTGGATCCGTCTCAGCATGTGATAGAACAAACTAGACAATTCACGTATAAACAAATCCGGTTTATATTGAATAACGCATTTAAAGCTAAATACGATAAAATGATCGTAGAATTTTTGAAAGATCTTAAAATGCAAACTGAGTTCTCTCCCGATGCTGGCGCGGATTTCGAGGAAAACGTCGATGCTTATAGGAAGTGGATAATTGAGAATCGCGTTACGAAGAACAAACGCGAATTGGAAACGCTTAAACATGCACAAGACTTTGTTGAGAAAAATAAGTGCACATCTTGTGATCAAACCATATGTGTATGTGACGTAGCACAATTGAGAATCAGCCGAATTGGTACGACGAGTACTCAGGCTGAAATGGAGGTTGCAGAAATTTTGGCATTATATAGAGAATACGTATGTGAGAATGATGTCATTGTTAAATCTCGAATGCAAGCAATTGATCCAAGAACATCTTTTGGACAGTTTGTTCTCCAAGACCCATGTATTCATAAGTGGATTCTTATGAATAAGTGTGACGCAGGGTACGTTATTGATGAGTTTGACAACAAGTTTGTTTTAGTTAATAACGAAACGGGTGATATTTATGATATGGATACAAAAGGATGCAAGTGTGAAGGAAAAGAATCTACTAAAATAGAGGTTCTAGCGCCGTATTATATGCAAATGGCTGGCGCATCCCAATCCTTTAGGTCTAAATATAACTCGTTAATTGAAGACGTGAAAGTATTTTCACCATCGAAATTATACGTCCACCGCATGGAACAATCGAAATTGGAGTTTATGAAATGGATGGATGAGAAAATCCATAAAGAGAGCTGGCTTTCGAAGACAGGAAAGTTTATAATGACAATGCTTAAACCACTCACATACGTAATTGGTATATTCTGCGCTATTTATTTGGTTAAAGAAGGTGTGAACTTTGGAGTTAACGTAGTCTCCTCAGGCATACTTAAAGCGAAGACTGAGTCAAATAAATTATTTGCAAAAATGGTGGAATCTCATGTTGTAACCGACAAATGTGTAAATGAAGGTTGCAGAGTTTGCGCACTTGGTGAAATGGCATACACAGATAGACTTGCTAGAAAAACACCGAAGAAACCAGTACTTTCTAAAGTTGAGGCACAAATGAGTATGAATTCATTTTCTCCAGTAGACATGAAATTGAGGAGAAATTATTTCTTCCTTTGTGCAACAAAGAAAGGTGGTGAGCCTGTATATTGCAGGTGCTTAGGTTTGCAAGGACAATGGTTTATGGCTGTAGATCACTACTTCCATAAAATTCAATCTATGCCATTAGATACTCTTTTAGAGTTTGTGACTGCGCAAGTTAGGATTCCGATTTATTTGACATCAATCGAAATTTTGACCATAAAAAATAGTGCTCTGGTTTTGGGGAGATTACCGCTTCAGATTCCTGCGTTCCCAACGATACTGAAACGGTTTGCCCCACAATGTATGATACCAAATATCTGCAGAGAGGCCATGTTATACGTAACAGAAACACCAGTTGAGAAAGAACATGCACTCAACACGTATAACGTTACACTTCATCGTAATGACATCACTTTACACGATGATACGCTGCACGTTCCACATATAGTTGACGAAAATGCAATGCCTACGACTGTTGAGACGTATTTCCAATACCAGACATCAGGACCGGGATTGTGTGGATCGGTTCTTATAACGGAAATGAATTGCCCATCACCAATAATTGGTATGCACATTGCAGGAGCTAAAGCAGGTGGGTGTGGATATTCGGAAGTCATCTGTTATGAAACACTTGAAGGTATCATTTCACGATACGAAAATATCATAACGGATGTTGAAATTGAAGGACAAATGTTTAATGGCGAATATATCTCATTGAATCAACAACCGCAATCTACGCTTATGGCATTAGAAGGTAATATTGATTTTATGGGAACAGTACCAAACAAGTATAAGTACAAGCCACCATACAAGTCCAAATGTATCCATTCATTATGCTACAATCAAATAACCACTTCGACGTATGACGTTCCCCATTTGTCAGCTAAAGATGAACGTTTCGAAGGGTCACCAATGTATAATGGATGCATGCACCACACCAATCCTGTTAAGGCCTTTGAGCAAAAAGATTTGGATTTAGTTTTCCAAAATGTAAAAGAAGAAGTATTTGCTCATGTCGTACCACTTAGACAAAAAATTGGGCCACTTTCCGTTGACGAATCGATCTGTGGAATTCCAAACATTATCGGATATGACGCCATGGAAATGGACACTTCAGAAGGTTTTCCCTTCTCGTCCATACGACCAAAATCAGCCAAAGACAAGAAATGGCTGTTTGACCTTGACTTGACAGCAACTGGGTACACAGTAAACGCAATCGATCCAATTTTGATTGATGTAATGGATCGAAAACATGAAATGCGCGTAAATGGCAAAGTTCCAATGACTGTGTTCATTGATTGCCTTAAAGATTTGAAGTTGCCAAAAGAAAAATGTCATAAGACAAGAGTGTTCTCAATTTCGCCGGTTGATTTTACTATTCAGTTCCGACAATATTTCTACGATTTCACGGTTGCATTCCAGGCTGCTCGATTTAATATTGAATCAGCAGTCGGAATTGATGTGGACTCGTATGAATGGCACAACATGGTCCAATTACTTTTGGATAATAGCACACACTTTGTATGTGGCGATTATTCGAAATTTGGCCCACGTTTAATGACATCGTGCGTTCTCAAATTTTTTGAGATTATTACTGAATGGTACCAATTGCATGGAGATACGTCTTTTGAAAATAAGCGTATCCGGATGATAATGGCACATGAGATTGCATTCTCGAACCATTTGATGCTGAATTTGGTCTATCGAGTATATTGTGGTGCACCATCGGGTTGTCCGATCACTACGATATTGAATAATGGTGTGAATATGATGTATATGCGTATGGCATTTTTACATTTGGTAGTCCGTTCGAAAGGTGATAAATTGATTGATGATGTTTTCACCGTGAATAGCTTATCGTGTTTGAAACGCTATGTTTGCATGATATTTTATGGCGATGATTTGATAATGACAGTGAAACCTGAAATTATTGATAGGTTTAATGCTAATGCAGTGTCACAATTCTTCGCGAAATATGATATCGTGTTTACTGATGCACTAAAAACTGGTAAGTCAGAGGACTTTCTAAATGTGTTTTCGCCAGAAACATCATTCCTGAAAAGGAATATTGGCAGACACCATTATAGGCCAATCTTCGTCGCAAAAATGGATAAGCGAGCCATCGAAGAAACATGTAATTGGGTATTTCAGGGGCATGATGAGCCGGAAGCCTCAGTAACAGCTTGTGAGGCAATGATGATCAATGCGTTTGGTCATGGACCTGAATATTATGGTCAACTGCGCGAAAGAGTCATGCAATATTGGCAAAAGCGCAAAATAGTACCCAGAATTCCTCTATGGACGGAGATCGACGAAAGAATCTTCGACTAGAGATGCCGTACCCTGAGCTAATAAAGAGGCACATTGGGGTGCGAAGATAACAACGAGCTAATAAAGAGGCACATCGTTGTTATACCACATGATCTGTAAGATCCTAATAGTATGAATCCCGGTAGGAAGTATGTTAACGCTAGTGACGAAGGTGCATTAGAAACGGCATATGGGTGACGACAGGAGCATGCTATTGTTGATCCGTTCATGTGTAGATTTAAGTTATTCATATAAGCTTTAGTTTTAAGTG